ACCTCGGAAGTAAAAGTCTCCATTACGCCAACCGCGATCTTGCCATCAACAATTTGACCGGCAACCAGCGCACCTGATCGTTTACTAGGTGAAACGTCAAATGCCATCACAGTCATTGCACCGACAGGTAAAATCAATTCAGAAACAGAACATGCCTCAATTGAGCCAAAAGTCCAAGGGCTAACCTGAGAATCAATCCACATACATAAAGTTTCAGTCAGCGTGGCTTCGATTGAGTTGGTGGCTATTGATTCCTCAATTGCTTCCTCGGTTATTGTGTAACCAAGAGCGGGGTTAGCCATTGCCCAATACTTTTTATTGCGAATGTCTTGCCTTGCAGCCAATGGTGCTGAATACTCCCAAAATCCAAACGTCTTACTTGGATAATCAAGAGCGCGTTCGCGCATTTCGTTCAAAACAGTTGAGAACGCATCACCGGCGTTACTAGTCATTAAAGTTTGTGAATTAGGGCGAGCGCGAGTCGTTGGAACTGCCGCTTTGAACGCTTCCTCACTTATTTCACGTAATTCGTCAATGTAAAGGAAATCAGCAGTCTTACCTTGCTCGCATGAGAATCTTGGCTGGTTTATTCATTTTTGGCGAAAAGAACATTTTGGCAATGTCATCTAATCGAAATATGGCATTAGATACTTTCAGACAAGTTGCAAACACAATTGAGGACAATGAGTTTCTAAAAGCGCAAGTAAGGCAGATTCGATATGCCAACGGACAAGAATCAATTACTTTGCTTAATGGCGCAAGATATGAAATCGTTGCAGCCACTCGCGACGGCAGCCGCGGTAAGACTGCTGACTTCCTTTACATTGACGAATTACGCGAAATAAGTGAGGAAGCGTTCAAAGCGGCAGTTCCAACAACTCGCGCTCGCCCTAATTCTCAAACTTTAATGACTAGCAACGCCGGTGATGCGTTTTCAACTGTTTTGAACGAAATGCGCGAACGCGCCCTTGATTATCCAAGTAAAACATTTGGATTTTGGGAGTATTCAGCACCATTGGCTGCAAGGCAAGACATTCGCAATAAAAAGTATTGGGCAATGGCTAACCCTGCCCTTGGTTACACAATTACCGAGGAAGCAATTGAGGAATCAATAGCCACCAACTCAATTGAAGCCACATTAACTGAAACTTTATGTATGTGGATTGATTCTCAGGTCAGCCCTTGGACTTTTGGCTCAATTGAGGCATGTTCTGTTTCTGAATTGATTTTGCCTGTCGGGGCAATGACTGTAATGGCATTTGACGTTTCACCAAGTAAACGATCAGGTGCGCTGGTTGCCGGTCAAATAGTTGATGGCAAAATCGCGGTTGGCGTAATGGAGACTTTCACTTCCGAGGTTGCAATTGATGAACTCAAAATGGCTAGTTCTATAAATGAATGGGCATTGAAGTATCGACCAATCCAAATTGCTTATGACAAGTATGCAACCGCCTCGATTGCCCAAAAACTTGAACAATCAGGACATAAGTTAATTGATATAAGCGGACAAGCCTTTTATCAAGCATGTGGCGAATTAGCCGATTCTTTAACTAACTTGCGTTTAGTTCATTCCGGTCAACCTGAATGGGTTTCCTCAATGAATAATTGCGCTGCTAAAACAAATGACGCAGGTTGGAGAATTATTAGGAGAAAATCCGCCGGCGACGTCACCGCTGCAATTTCAACTGCAATGATTGTCCACATGTTGAGCAAACCAATCTCAGTACCTAAGATTTTTGTCTAAGGTTTGTGATATACTTCACCAATGGGATTTTTTCGAGATTTAGTCGGCATATCACCAAAACCAAATATTAAGGCAGAATTAGCACCACCTGTCGTAGTTGACCCTTTTACTTATTATTCGCAATTTACTCCTTTCCAATCTGTTAGCAGAGCCGAAGCGATTTCCGTTCCAAGCGTTATGCGTTGCCGCAATTTAATTGCAACAACAATTGGCACTATGGAACTTGAAACATATTCAAAAGCAACAAAACAAGAATTACCAAATTTACCTTGGGTAAATCAATTATCTAAGTCTGCGCCTAACTCAATTATCATCAGCGCATTAGTTGACGCACTTTTATTTTACGGAACAGCATATTTAGAGGTAACTGAAGTTTATCAAGACGATAACCGCCCTGCACGTTTTGATTTTGTAAACAACACTAGAGTTCAAGTTCAATTAAATAAAAATAATACTTTTGTTGATTTCTATACAGTTGATGGAGTTCAACGCCCAATGGCGGGGGTTGGAAGTTTAATTACATTTCAATCACCAATTGACGGAATTTTACATGCAGGTTCAAGAATCCTTCGCGCAGCGATTGATTTAGAAAAAGCGGCAGCAAACGCAGCAGCAGCCCCAACGCCTGCTGGTATATTGAAAAACAATGGTGCTGACCTTGGTGAAAAAGAAGTTGCAGGTTTATTAGCCGCTTGGCGTCGCAGCAGATCAGAAAGAGCCACCGCATATTTAACAAGTTCTTTAGAGTTCCAACCAACAGCGTTCTCACCTAAAGACATGACCTACAATGACAGTTTGCAATACATGGCAACTCAAATTGCAAGACTTTGTAACGTTCCTGCCTATTATATTAGCGCGGATATGAATAACTCAATGACTTATGCAAACGTACAAGATGAAAGACGTCAGTTTGTTGCGCTATCTTTACAGCCTTTTGTAAGTGCCATTGAAAATCGTTTAAGCATGGATGATTTAACGCCTAACACGCAATTTGTTGCGTTTGACATGGATTCCGGATTTTTAAGAGCAAACCCACTTGAGCGTCTAGCAGTAATTGAAAAAATGTTAGCACTTGAGTTAATAACTGTTGAACAAGCGAGAGAAATGGAAGAACTAAGCCCAAATGGAAATAATTAATTTTAGTGCAGATTTAGAGGCTTCAGAGTCTCGTCGCATTATTGCTGGAAAGATTGTGCCGTTTGAAAACGAGATTGGTAATACCTCAGTTGGAAAAGTTATATTTGAACGCGGTTCAATTGAGATCAGCGAACCAAGCAAAGTTAAATTACTTTTAGAGCATGACCCAAAATCTCCTATTGGTAGAATGAAAAACGTCAACGAGGATGATTCAGGAATTTATGCTGAGTTTAAGATTAGTAACACCACCCGAGGAACTGACAGCCTAATTGAGGCATCTGAAAATTTACGTTCCGGCTTGAGTGTTGGAGTGGAAGTTATTAAAGGAAAGAACAGTAACGGAGTTTATAGAGTTAGTGCCGCAAAACTTATAGAGGTAAGCCTAGTTCAGGCTGCCGCCTTTTCAAGTGCTGCGGTCACTTCAGTCGCTGCGTCAAGCGCAGAGGCAGAATCAACCGAAACCAAAACAGAAAACGAGGAAATTGTGGAAAACACAACACCTGAAACAACTGTTGCGTCAGAGGTAGTAGAGACCCCAGCGGTTGAAGCCTCTCGCCCAACAGTATCAGCACCAATTTATACAAAGCCACGTCTTGAGTTCACAAAGGAAAAATTCCTAGAGAACACACTTCGCGCCACTTATCTAAATGATGATGAGGCACGTCAATACTTGGCAGCAGCAGCAGACACAACTGACAACGCAGGTTTAGTTCCAACACGTCAATTGACTGAGGTAATTAACCCACTTTCAAACGCTGATCGTCCATTTATCGATTCTATTTCAAATGGTGCATTACCTGATGCAGGTATGACTTTTGAAATTCCTAAATTAACTCAAGCACCAACAGTTGCAGAGACAGCCGAAGGCGCAGCACCATCAGATACAGACCAAAACGTTTCCTTCTTGAGCGTTTCAGTTAAGAAGTACGCTGGACAGCAAACATTTAGCACCGAGATTCTAGATAGATCGTCGCCTGCGTTCTTCTCAGAATTGGTCAGGCAGATGGAGTTTGCTTACGCTAAAGCAACAGATGCAGCAGTTGGAAATGTAATTGCTCAAGTTGCAACAGATGGCGGTAACCGCACAATGTCAGCAGCAAACATTCAAGATTTTATTTCTGATGCAGCAGTTTCTATTTACTCAGGAACTCTTGGCTTTGCGCAAAACATTGTAGTTTCACCTGAACAATGGGGCGCATTGATGGGCTTAGTTGATGGTTCAAATCGTGCAGTATTCACACAAACCATTAATCCTCAGAACGCATCAGGAAACCTAACACCAACTAACGTTCGCGGAAACATTGGTGGATTAAACCTTCGCGTTTCACGCTACCTATCAGGAACTGGCGACGCTTCAATTATCGTTCTAAATCCTGAATCATTTACTTGGTACGAGTCAAGCAAATACCGCTTGGAGACAAACCTAATTTCAACAGGTCAAATCCAAGTTGCTTATTATGGTTATGGCGCAATTGCAAATAAGGTTGCTGCCGGTGCTTACAAGTGGATGGTTGCATAAACTTTCCTCAATAGGAATCATCTGTAAAGGGGCGTTGGAAGCCTTCGCCCCTTTACTTTAAGAAAGGACAAAATTTTGCCGGCAACGTACGTTACCAAAGCCGAACTTCGGACATTACTTGGAATCGGAAGTTTATATTCTGACGCGGTAGTGGAAGAAGTGGCACAGGCTGCCGAAAACATTGTCAAAGGCTATTTGTGGTTTAACGATTATAATGCAATTGCAAAAGAGTGCACAACAACTTTAGCAACATTATACACAGACACAATTCATAACATTCAAATTGGCGATACAGTAACTGTTGAAAATGTAGCAGCACACTATAACGGCGGAAACAAAACAGTAACGGCTAGAACAGATTATTCAATTTCTTATGCGATTACACATAACGCAACAGAGACAAAACATATTATTAGACCTTATGGAACAATATCTGCATCAACCAATGTTGATTATGCGACTACACCTGAAGTTCGTGAAGCAAGTGCCATGATTGCGGTGGATATTTGGCAAAGTAGACAATCCAGTAATGCTGGTGGAATATCACCCGACTTTCAACCTTCACCTTACCGAATGGGCAACACACTAATTGCAAGAGTCCGAGGTTTAATTGCTAATCATTTAGCACCTAATGGCTTGGTTGGCTGATGACTGTCGCCGTTACGACTCTCAGATCAACCCTTGCGACTGCGTTGGAAAACGCAGGGGTATGGCAGGTGTTTTCTTTTCCACCTGCCACGCCCATTGCTAATTCAGTAATTGTGCAACCTGATGACCCTTATATTGAACCAAGCAATAACATTTACTCAAGTGTTGCACCTAAAGTAAATTTTAAGTTAGTAATGATCGTTCCAATGTTCGATAATCAAGGAAACTTGAACGGCATTGAGGATATGATTGTTGGTGTGTTTAATAAATTAGCAGCATCAACCACATTAAAAATAAGTGTTGGCAACATAACCGCACCAACTGTTTTATCAAACGTTGCCGGTGAAATGCTTACGTCTGAAATGTCCGTCTCAATCATGACAAGTTGGAGTTAAACAATGAGTGAAATTATAGATGTTCCTTCCGAGGACAAGGCTTGGCTTGAAAAAGTCGGGCAAGTAACAAAATCAGAAAAGCCAAAACCAGTCTCAAAGAAAGATGAGGAATAACCAATGGCTGTATTTCTAAATAATAAGGTCGGCGTAAAGGTTAATTCCGTCGATCTTTCAGATCATGTGACCGCCGTCACACTTAACCGCTCATTTGATGAACTAGAGGTTACCGCAATGGGTGACACAGGTCACAAATTTGTAAAAGGGTTAGAGGCTTCAAGCGTGACTATTTCATTCTTGAACGACACCGCTTCAAGCAAAACTCTTGCAACGCTTCAGGCTGCATGGGGTACTTCAGTAACTTGCGTTCTATTACAGGAAAAAGGAACTGCCGTTTCTGCTACAAACCCTCTTTACACATTTACTGCGTTAGTAAACAACACCACCGACATTAACGGCGCTGTTGGTGATATTGGTATGCAGGATGTAACATGGACTATCAATGGCGCAATTGCCGTTGCAACCACAGGTACATTCTAAGGGGTATTAATGATTAAGTTAAGAGTGACAAAGGCTTCAGGGGAAGTATCGGATTACGATATAACCCCTGCACTCGAATACGCATTTGAACAAAACTTCAAATCAGGATTTCATAAGAGATTTAGAGATGAAGAAAAACAATCAGACGTTTATTGGCTTTCATGGGAAGCCGAGAGACGAGCAGGAATTACAGTACCGCCATTTGGGGACAAGTATTTAGAAACTCTATCTCGCGTAGAGATTTTGGATGCCGACTCCCCAAATGGGTAAAGAGGTATGACTTTACTTATCTAATCGCAACGTTAGCGGTTAGGACTGGCATACCTCATTCAGAGTATTTGAACATGGATAGATCATTACTTTTGGCAACCATGCACGTACTAAAAGAAGATCAAAAAAGGATGGAAAATGCCAGTAGAGGTAAAAGGACTCGTTGAAACGCAAAAAGCGTTAAAGCAATTAGCGCCTGACCTTTACAAAGAAATGAATAAAGAAATTCGTTCGGCGTTAAAAATTGTGGTTAGTGATGCTAAAAGCATGGTGCAACCAAGCGTTAATGGATTATACAACTGGCAAGATAAGGGTCAGCCAGTAGTTTCTAGAACTTCCGCTAAAACTGCAAAAGCGCCAAATCTAAGAGCCTTTCCTAAATATGACCCTAACATTATTAAACGCGGGTTAACTTATAGCCTAGCAAGAGGAAAAAGAAACAGCGCTGGTTTTATTTCTTTTTACAGATTATTAAATAGATCGGCAGCAGGCGCAATTATTGAAACTGCCGGTAGAAAAAATTTTAACGGAAGTCCTAATTCTCGCAGCAATAACCCTGCTGCCGGCGCACATTTTAATCGTAGTATTCAAGGAACTTATGGTGGATTTAAGGCAATTGGCACACGCTCTCAAGATCGTGGACGTTTGCTTTATGCCGCTTATTCAAGAGATCAAGGCAGAGCAACTGACGCAGTTTTTAAAGCAATAACAAAAGCCGAAAGTACATTTAGAAAGAGATTGGGACTTGCCGCATGACAATTGAAATTCCAATTATATCGACCTATAAAGACAAAGGTGCGAAGCAAGCCAAAAGTAGTTTAGATAAGTTAAGTGGGACAGCCAAAAAACTTGGACTCGCTTTAGGTTTAGCATTAAGCGTTAACAAGATTGTTGCTTTTGGAAAATCATCTGTTGCAGAATTTACCGCTTCAGAAAAAGCGGCAGCATCATTACAAAACACATTAAAAAATACTGGCAACCTTTTGGCTTTTCCTGACACCGAGGCAGGATTAAAGAATTTAGCAAAATTAAGCGGAATAGCAGACGACACTCTTATACCGCTATTTAGTCAATTATATCTTGCTACTGGCAACGTAAGCGAAGCAATGAAATCTTTGAACACCGCAATTGACGTAAGTCGCGGAAGTTCCAATGAATTAGGTACTGTTGTTGATGCTTTAAGTAAGGGTTATGCAGGCAATACAAGAGCGTTGGGAAATCTCAATTTAGGATTAAATAAAGCGTATTTAAATACCAATAACATGGTTGCAATTCAAAAACAATTAAACGATACTTTTAGCGGCGCATCAGCGGCATATCTTGATACTTACGCCGGCAAAGTTGAAGTATTAAATAACCAATGGAATGAAACAAAAGAAATTATTGGACAAGGTTTAGTTATCGCTTTCCAAGAGGCAACTGGTAATAAAGGTGTTGGTGGCATGACCGACGCAATGGAAACTTTTGGTTATGTAATTGATGCAATTGTTATTAAAACTGGCACATTAATTAACACGCTTGCCAATTTAGATATACCGGTTTTTGGTTCATTGGGTCGTAGAGTATTTGAAGGCTGGTCGTATATCCTTGACGTAGATCAAGCCCGCTTAAATGTTCAAAACGAAATTTGGAAATCAAATACTAAAACTTGGGAAATGGCTCAAAAGACAGCCGCTGAACAAGCCAAGCGCAATAAAGAGTATTTAGCCTTTTTAGCCAAACAAAAAATACTAAGCGAGGCTTCAGCCAAGGCAGCAGCCAAGCGAGCCGCCGAGGAAAAGAAACTTGCAGCCGAACGCAAAGCGTTAGAACAGGCTGGCAGCATATTTGACTTAGACCAAATCCAAATTTTTGCAGCATTACAAAATCAAATTACAGATCAAGAGAAACTAAGACTTTCTTTGCAATTGGCTTTATTGCAAGAAAATGCTGGCGAGGCTGGAAGGCTTGCAACTCAGTTAGCAATTAGCCAATTACAAACCACAAATCTTGCTGAAGCAATCAGAAAATTGCCACCTGCCCTGAACCCATTTTTAGGCTGGAGTGCTGAGTTGGATTTGATTCTATTAAAACTAGGTTTATTAAACCAAAGATTACAAAAACAACCTGAAAGTGGAATGACAAGAGTTGCACTTAGCCCAACTAATGCGTCATCAGTATTGGCTAATGCGCCAATTTCTATGGGTGACTATCAATCAATTACCGGCGTAATGGGTGACGTAGGAGTTAAAGTCCCAACATTTAATATAACTATTAACAATGCCGGAAACGTAGTCTCGGATGCTGACTTGGTAGAACAAATAAGAAACGGATTGTTAAACTCAAATCTTTCAGGTTCTGCCAGTTCGGTTGGTAGGTTGTTAGGTGCGTTCCAGTAATGGCATTACCGGCAACCCTTGACGTATCACTAAATTTTAGTTCAGGTGCTACCTTTGCAAACCCTTTCACTTTAGACGACCCTATTAATGGCGTTTTGGGTACTGGAGTTTTATCTGATTCAAGTACGCCGGCTTTAGTTGTAAACCTAACTTCACAAACTAGACGCATAAGCATTAGACGCGGCAGAAACATTAACCGAGATATTTACGAGGCTGGTACTTGCGTCGTAAGAATCTTTGACCCTTCAGGTGACTTCAATCCGCAAAATGTATTATCACCTTATTATGGACAATTAACTCCGTTGCGCAAACTCAGAATATCTGCGACTGTCAGCGGAACTACCTATTACCTATTTAGCGGCTATACAACTGATTATACTTATTCATACGATCAAGCCGAAAATGTATCTTATGTTGATATATCGGCAAGTGACGCTTTTCGATTATTTAATCTTGCTTCGGTAATAACTGTCACCGGTGCGAGTGCTGGACAAGATACCGGTACGCGCATCAATAAAATTCTTGATACTGTTCAATTCCCAAATGGCATGCGTAGCATTGAGACTGGAAACAGTTTAACAAGTGCTGACCCTGCAACCCTGAGAACTTCCTTAAGTGCTTTACAAAACTGCGAATTTTCTGAGCAAGGGGCTTTCTACATTACCCCTGAAGGTAACGCCATATTTAAGAATAGAAATACAGTTATTGCAAGCGCAGGGG